TAATCCTGATACAGTTATTATATCAACTGATATGATACGAGAACAATTAACCGGCGAAATCGGAGACCAATCTCAGAATGATGAAGTCTTTGAACTTTTTCATACACTAATCCGAAAGCGTTTGGAGAATAAATACAATGTGATAGCTGATACAACAAATATTACAATGAAATCTCGCCGAGCAATTCTAAATAAAGTTAATGGATTAGACATAGAAAAGATTTGCTACATAATGCCGAAACCATTTGAGTGGTGTCAACAAGATAATAAAAATAGACCACATCCTGTTCCTGATGAAGTGTTGGAAAGACAAATTAGAAAATTTGAAATTCCATTCATTGAGGAAGGGTGGAGCAAGATTATTATTCATGATGAATTTAAAAATCATGTGAGAAATTTGGTTAATGAAATAGCTTATATGGGAGATTTCGACCAAAAGAATCCTCATCACACAATGGATTTGTACAAGCATTGTTTAAATACTAAGAAATTAATGAAAGAAAAGGGTTATGAAAATCCTTGGCTGAGCGGTGCGATGATGCATGACTTAGGTAAATTGTCAACTCAAACATTTGATGAGAATGACATAGCTCATTACTTTGACCATCACGCATACGGTTCGTATTTTGTATTAAGTCGAATACCTCAAAACTCAGAAGTATTAGATGTATGTTTCCTTATCAATTATCATATGTTGCCGTTTAGTTGGAAAAGTGAAAAAACAAAACAACGCTGGCGAAAAAGATTTGGCGAATATAAGTATAAAGTACTTATGGATTTTCATGAATGCGATATACAGAGGGGTAAGGAAATATATGAGTAAAGAATTATCTAATAGAGAACAAAAGTTTCGGGATGAGTATATGGATATTTTGCATCAGGCTATAAGAAAAGACCACCCTCCTGGGAAATACTTTCTCTTAGACAAGGACGATTTGAGGAAATTGACGGAACTGTTCACAAGAGTTTATCAAGAAGGAGAATATATTGATATGAATGATATTAAAGAATTTCTTACAAAAGAACATAAAGAACTTATTCATAAGAAAATTGTAAAAACAATTGAGGATATGGACTTTACTTCTATAATAGAAGATTTTATCAAAGATGAATTAGATTATGTCAAATGCAATGCTAATGTTGATGCATTCTTAGAAAATCAGATTATAGAAATTATCCATCAGCATTTAGTCAAGAGTGGATTGTTAAAGGAGAATAATTAAGCATGAACTATTTTATTTCAGATTTACATTTGGGTCATAAGAATGTTTTAAAGTTTGATAATCGTCCATTTATCAATATAGAAGAACATGACAAAACAATTATTGATAATTGGAACAGTGTAGTAGGAATTGATGATGACGTATATGTTCTTGGAGATATATCTTGGCACAATGCCGCCAAAACTATTGAAATTTTTAAACAGTTAAAAGGGCACATACATTTAGTTCAAGGAAATCATGACAATAGAATATTAAAAAATAAAGAATTATACAACTTGTTTGTCGAGGTTGTAGATTACAAGGAACTAAAAATTGACAATGAAGTTTCAGTTGTTCTATGTCATTATCCAATGCCATGTTTTAAAAATCATTATTATGATTGGGTACATCTTTATGGGCATGTACATAACAGCTTTGAAGAAAATATGATACAACATTTTAGATATGAAATGGGAACTTTGTATGATAAACCTTGTCATATGTACAATGTCGGTGCGATGATGAAGTATATGGATTATACACCGAGAACACTAGAAGAAATTATAAGAAGGGAACAGAATAAATGAAAGAAACTAAAATAATTAGTGCTTACCCTTGTTGTGGAAAGACCTATGCTTTTGAAAACTATCAAGATATATATTCAATTTTAGATAGTGATAGCAGTGATTTCAGTTGGATATATAGAGAACGAACGGATGATGAACTTCAAAAGATAAAAGAAGATTTTGAATCTATGCTTAGCCCTACAAATGCAGACAAAGAGCTCGAGCGAATTAGATGTGAAAAGATAAAGGAACGTAATCCTGATTTCCCAAATAACTACATTGAGCATATAAAAGAGAATATAGGTAAAGTAGATTATATTTTTGTAAGTAGTCATTTGGCTGTAAGACAAGCTTTAGAGGACGCAGGAATAAAATATTTTACCGTATATCCAGAGACAGAACTGCTTGACGAATGGGTAAAAAGAATGTATAGAAGAGGAAATGACAAAGCATTTATAGATTTTCAGATTAAACATTGGAATGACTTTGTTAATGGTATAGATGATGAACCTCATGGTGAGAGTGTGAGACGGTTAAAGAGTGGTCAACATATCACAGACGTAATGTTCTAATGAAAATTAAATTTCAACGGCAAGAAAAACTATATATGGTGGTTTTAAGATAATGTCAACTACTATATATGGTATATAAAAATAGACAATCAACAAATTTTGGTCGAGGAGTTGATTGTCTATATAAAAGGATACTTCATAATGGGATATACCATTACTCTGTATTGTTATATTTTAACATATTTTTGCAGAAATATCAAGTGTTATTTTTATCATTTTGTTTGGGTGGGATTTAGCATACCCTTGGACTATTTGTGTCCATAAACCACTGTTCATATAGTTCACATAAATTTAATTCTATGTTCCGTCCATTTGGACGTTCAGATAGATTTTATTACGTTAATTTTTATTTCAAGGAGGATTTTATTTTAATGGCAGAAACAAAGAAAAAGGGAAGATTATTTGATTTACCAGAAACAAAGGGTGCATTCCAACTAAAGGGAATTGTGTCTGGAATGGAAAAGGATACAGCATTTAAGGAAATTAAAACCAAGAGCGGCAAGCCTATGAGAATGCTTAATTTTGGTGCAAGCTATCTTGATGGAGAAACATTATATGTAAACATTCAAGGTATGGAACAAGAGAATGTTTATTTCTCTAAGAGGGCTGAGAAAAAGGGTGAAAAAGCGGACACCGTAAAAGTACCTTGGGTTGAGAGATATTCTTATAATCGTGAAGGATACCGTATGATTGGCAAGAATATTGGTGTTAAGAAGAAGGTTGATTCTGAGGGTAAAACAGTTAACGATAAGAAGATTCTAACAGACTTTGATGCTTGCAAGGAAGTCAAGGAAAATTTAAAGGACGGCACAAGTGTATTTATTCGTGGAAGTCTTGATTATAGTAGCTTTACAGATGATAAGGGAAATAAGCGAACATCAACAAAGCTTGTTCCAAATCAAATTTCGCTCTGCTCAGATATTGACTTTGATAGTGAGAAGTTTGAAAAGCAGAACGATTTTAACCAAGTAATTATCTTTATGGGAATTGAGCAAGAAAAGGATGATAATGAGAAACCGACTGGTAGATTTGTTGTTCTTGCAAAGATTATTACATATAGCAATATCGAAGATGTTCAGTTCATTATTGTGGACAAGGCACTTGCGAATAAGTTTAAGAAGTCGCTGAATCCATATAATGCGATTAAGGTAAATGGTCATATGGTATCTTCAACTCAGACAGAAACGGTTGTAGCAGACGATGATGTTTGGGGAGAAGAAGATAGATTGGAAAAAGTGACTGCTCCTACAAAAAGAGAGTTCATTATTACGGGAGCAAAGGGTTCGTCAATTGATAAAACCGTTTACACAGAACAGAATGTAACAGAAGCTATCGCAAAGATTAAAAATGCAAATAAGGCAGAAGAAAATTTCGGTGATGACTCAAACGATGATTGGGGAGACGGAACAGACCTTGACGATGGTGATGATGAAGCATGGGATTAATTCTCGCAGACAATAGTTGTTTAGTGTCATACTTTGCGTATGGCACTAAATCATAACTTTATAAATAGCTAAGTAATAAAATAGTTTTTTAGATTAATGGAGGAAAAAATATTGAAAACAAGAGCAGCAGATAAAATACAATCAAAATTAGTAACATTGTTGTATGGTGCAACATTTAGTGGAAAGACAACATTGGGATTACAACTTGCAGATTTTAAGAGAAATGATGGTAAGCCATTTAGAGTTGCAGTTATAGACGCAGAAGGTGGTGGAGTTGATGATGCAGTAGACGAATTGGAAGATAGGGGTATTGATACAAGAAATATTCACATTTTTTATACGCAGAGTCTTCAAGAACTTACTACAATTTTGGATAAGATTAAAAACCATGATACGTTTTATGAGTTTGATGAAGACGGAAATGAAACAGATGAGCCTATTGTAGATGCTGACGGAGAAGAATTTTTCCCAGATGCAATTCTTATTGATGGTACAACAATTTTTCGTTTAACAAGCGAGCAGGGATTGTTAGAACTCTCTAAGAAACGAAATACAATTAAGGCAGATAAAGATGGTCTTGTGGGAGCTGAGAGATTTGTTAAAATCCAAGGAGCAG